CACAGGCAATAACGGTCTTCTGACTGGCGCGGTGACTCTTGCTTCGACAGAGTTGGTGTCGCTTGGCAGTTCAGCGGTTGCTTTAGGGGCAACCACTTTTTCCAACAGCACTACCGGTCAGGGTATTTGGGGTGAATCGTATGTCACCTTCGGAACAAGCGTTTCAGCACCAGCCGCTGGTGCGAATCTTGCCGGGTGGTTTCTGACATCGCCTGATGGTGGCACGACTTTCGAGAGCACTGGCGGTTTTAATCCCGGCCCACCACGGGCACCCGATTTTCTGATTCCGGTGTCTACGATTGCGATAGCTGCCGGAACTGTTTTCAAGAATGCGGGCCTTGTTCGTATTCCGTCCTTGAAGTTCAAGATTGCGGTTCAGAACAATCTTGGTGTGACCTTCAGCAGTAGCGCCACTGCTAATCCCACCATGGTCCTTGCTCCAATTGCGATGCAGTACTGATGCCTCTTCTTATCAACCCAACGAATTCTGCTTTTCCGGCGTGGAGGCAGGCTGGCTTCAATCCGAATCATATTGTTTCGCGCGGGATGAGCCCCGGTTGTGGTCTTTCGTGCATTCCCGGTCCATCTGGCGCGATGGTGAATTTATTGAACGGGAAAATAGGATCGCCGCTTGGAACTGGCTTTATTGGTGTTGTTGTCAGGCCGCAAATTCTGAGCGTTATTGGTCCAACAAATTTTTATGAGCAAGATAGCGCATATGAGTTGCGAAATGCATTTCCCGGCAACTTTAGTCACGATCCAAGTGAAATAACCATAGCTTGTATTTTCCAGTCTGTTGGTCCGAGAGGTCTTCAGTATCCCTGTATGTTTGTGAATACTGCTGGCGGCGGCGGGGGTATTATGACTCTTGGTACAACTGAAAATACTTTGGAGTTGTTTGCCACCGGGGATGTGCCATCGACATTGGTTCTTGCTCCGAATGTTCCATACTTTATGGCTATATCTGCTAGAGAGATTGGGAGTAATGCTCCGGTTAATTTTCTCCTTAAAAGACTCGATACTGGAACGGTAGTTACGCAATTTACAACTGCGTTTTCTATCCCTCCGGGATCGTTCTTCACTGATGGTACATATTTAGTCGGCAACAATGCTTTCACAGCCGGACAAGGAGCAAATGGATATATTGCCGCTGTTATGTATTCAGAAGTTTTTACTTCTATGCAGACATTGCTTTGGTGGTCGCAAGACCCATGGTCTTTCTGGTATCCAAATCCATTCAATGATTTTGAGGTTGATGATTTTGCTGTAGGCGCATCTGCATCACCGACATCTCTGACAGCCGTTATTCCGATTCAATGGAATGCATCTTGGCGAAAAACGAGAACCGTGGCGTACTAAGCCATGCCGCAAAAACGAATTACCCTTTACCAGTCTCTGGTTCCTCCGCCGAGGCAACCGGATATCCGGGTATTCGATCAGGCAATCTTTCAGCGCTGGACCGAGCCGCCTAAGCCAAAAATAGCTGGCCGGATGGCCGTGGCGCTGATTGCGTCCGGCCTGTTTGCACCGGTCCTCAATCCCAATACCCAGATCACGCAGAATTATGAGTCGCGGTGGCATCAGGGCTGGTCAGAGCCAGTCCGGCAGAAACCGGGATTGCGTCCGTATCTTCAGGATACCGGCGCTCCGGATGTCGCGCTTCCCCAGCCACCTGTTTCGAGTACGAGCTGGTTTGTTGCTTGGTCAGAACCGGCACGGTTCAGGCGTTACGGGGCGCATCTTCAGGACGTTGGCGCTCCCGATGTTGTGCTGCCGCCGCCGGTTCTGTCTTCCCAATGGCATGGACCGTGGTCCGAGCCGACGCGGAAACAGTCCAGAATCTATCTCAATGAAGACCTGTTTGAGACGATAACGGTTACAACCGGGGCGATTGCACCGGCCACCTTCAGTTCGGACGTTATCTTTCCGCGCAGTTTCATCTATCAGTCGCAGACCACATCGCTATTCCTGCCGCCGGTTCTGTCTTCCCAGTGGTACTACCCATGGTCCGAGCCGGTCAGACTAAAGAAATTTTCTCCAGCCCTGCAGTCCGTGACGGCTCTGCCGGTAACGACGCCTGTCGCTGCCGCAGTCACCATAGTTGATACGTCTGATTATGGCGTCATTTTCCCGCGCAGTTTCATCTATCAGTCGCAGACAAAACCGGTATTCCCGCCAACCCCGGAAACAATCACTGCCGATAAATGGATTTATCCGTGGTCCGAGCCGGTTCGCACCCGCAGATTCCCGACTTCGGAACAGCAGGTATCAAGCCTCGGCTTCCCGCCACCCGTCACGGCAGGCCAGTGGATTTATGCTTGGTCAGAGCCGGTCAGGTCCAAGCGCGGCCTGTCCGTCACCCTTCAGCAGACACTGGCATGGCAGTTTGTTGCGCCTGTCGCGCCATCTACGGATGTCGTTGTTCCGACCACTTGGTCTGGCCCGCCAGACCGCAATCTGCTGCTCCAGTATCAAAGGAGTACGGCGCCGGTCACCGTTCCGTCTGCTGAAATCATCACGGTCGATAAGTGGTTCAAGTCTTGGCAGGAGCCGGTTCGTATCAGGCGCGGCCTGAGGGCCAGCGAACAACAGGCTTATACGGCTGCACCTTACTTCCCGAACTTCATCCGGACGATCAACTGGTATCAGCCATACAGTGAGCCGGTCAGGCAGAAGAAGGGCTTATGGGCTTGGCTGCAGCAGTTCTTCGATACCGATCACAAGCCGATATCGTCCCCCGTAACGCTTGTTATGAATGCCACGGAAGTCAATTCCGATACGGCCATATTTGCCATTAACGTCTTCACTCAGCCGCCAGTGCCGCCAGCGCCGTTCAGCGTTCGAGTTTCAATCACCGAAGTACAAAGCGGGACAAATCCGTGGTCGATTGAAGAAGTTTGATATGCTATATCTTGCGCTTGATGGGGTAATTGACCCAAGGGGCAGTCATGACGTTCCTGTCTGGGCCGGTGAACATACAATATGGCAATTCTGCGAACTTTGTCGTGGAATTCCTTGATTCCAATCAGGCTTTAACCGTGCCGTCCGGGGCCACCATGACGGTTACCTACACCAACATCTTCAATACGACACAAGCCGATATCGTCCCCATGACCCTGACCAACGACTTCTTTCTGGGGACGTGGTCAAGCACCAACGCCTCCCTGAGTCTGGCGACTTGGCTTGTAACGAGCGTGGATAATTCCTCGATTTCGGCTACCGGCCAGATCAGGGTCATACAGAGGGACGGCAACTGATGTTCAGCACCTCGCAGACCTATTCCGGCGACTACAATTTTGCACCCACCGGGGGCGAGATCGTCCTTAATGCATTCCAGCGCATTCAGGTCAGGCCGACCGAGATCGAGCAGTCGCACATCCACACCGCGACCATGGAGCTGAACCTCCTGCAGGCCAAAATGTCATCCCGGATGCCCAATCTGTGGAATATCGACCTGCAGGCGCTGCCGCTGACGCAGGGGGTAGCCACATACTCCCTTCCGGCAGAAACCCTAATGGTTACAGATGCTTACGTCCGGACAGGGTCTGGCCAGCAGACCGTGGACAGGATGATATTCCCCATCTCCCGGACGGAATATGCGGCCATTACCAACAAGCAGAGCCAAGCCACGCCCAACCAGTTCTGGTTCGACCGGCTCATCTCGCCGACCATCACGTTTTACCAAGTGCCGGACGGCAACGGCCCCTACACCGTATATTACTATCGAGTAAGGCAGATACAGGACGCCACCCTGCCTAACGGCTACAACGTCGAAATCCCCTATGTCTGGCTGGATGCTCTGGCTTCGGGTCTGGCCTACCGGCTGTCCCGCATCTATGCGCCACAGCTTGAGCAGCAGAGGAAGGCCGATGCCGAGGAGGCTTGGCAGCTTGCCGCCGGTCAGGACGTGGAGAATGTCGGGCTGGCCATCGTTCCCGGTCTGAGCGGGTACTATCGATGAGGCCGCACGGTCACTACGAGGTCAATCCAAGCCATCCCCGGGCGCTGGGAACCTGTGACTTCTGCGGGCGTATCTTCAACCATGAAAAGCTCCGGTGGAATTTTCAATGGGTCGGTCCAAAACTTCAAAACCAGCGCTTTCTGGTTTGTAATGACTGTTGGGATGTCCCGCAGGAGCAGCTTCGCACCATCGTCCTTCCGCCCGATCCGGAGCCGATCTTCAATGCGCGGCCAGAAAACTATGTGTCGGACAACAATCCTCTGTCGGGAATTGGAGCAAGCCCGAACTGGCTCAATCAGCAGTATGGGAGCTTCATCGGAAATCTTACGGGTGGCGGTGGCCTCACTTCCGCATTCGACGGGAATAAAAACAAGCCGTCGTGGGTGTGTGCCCGTAATACGGTTTCTAATTCCAGTTTTAATAACTACATCGGCGTCAACTGGACCGGATGGTTCTCACCAACGCTACCGTCCAGTCTGGCTCCTCCAGTATTGTCACATACCGTCATTTCGTTCACCGCCGTAGCACCAAGCGACCGGTCATTCTTGGGAAACGTGGCGACGGATTATTATGTGCAGGCATCGCCGACCGATACTTCGGTTTTTGGCGCGTGGACCACGATCTCCAGCGGCACGACAACCGGCGTGGCCGGTGAAATCATAACCGCAGACACTCACAGCGCCAAATATCAGTTCGCCCGCATCGCCTTTTCCGGCGATGGCATCAACTATGTGGCAATTGCGCAACTTCAGCTTGATGTTGCCGAGGCCACCGAAGTGACGGTGATATCGACATGACCCTCAACTATACAACCTTCGTCAGCCAGCTCGCCAACCTGATGGTCGTTCCGTCCACGTCGACGGAATTCCAGATATTTCTGCCGGGGGACATCGATTATGCCGAACAGCGCATCTACCGTGAACTCGATCTTCTCTTCACGCAGGAGACCGACGGCACCGCTCAGGTTTCCAGTGGTAATCGTAACTTTACTGTTCCGACTAGCGTTGGCACTTTCATTACTGTCGATAGTATTAGCATCATCACGCCGTCATCGACGCCTCCGACCGGCGCGGCTGGGAGCCGCGTACCTCTTGTACCGGTTAGTCCGTCGTTCATTGATACGGTCTATCCGTCAGGCGCTACGGCGACTGGCGTACCGGAATTCTACGCAATGCGCAGTAACTCACTCGTCATCTTGGGGCCAGCCCCGGATGCGCCGTACTTCGCAGAGGTTATCGGCATCCAGCGTCCGACACCGCTATCGAGCGGAAATTCATCCACCATCCTGACGCAGTATGTGCCGGACCTGTTCATGGCTGCGGCAATGGTGTTCGCCTCTGCCTACCAGCGGGATTTCTCACTGACGGGAGACAATCCGCAGCAGGGCGCTGCGTGGGAAAGCCAATACCAGCTGCTGATGAAATCCGCCGCTGTCGAGCAGGCCCGCGCCAAGTTTGAGTCCGAAGGCTGGACCAGCAATCAGCCAGCACCCACCGCAACGCCTCCGAGGGTCTAGCCGATGCCGATGGGGGCGATCCAGTTTGTACCGGGGGTCAACACAGAAAAGACTCTGTCCGCCAACCAGACCGGCATCTCACAGTCGCAACTCGTCCGCTACAAGGACGGGATGGTGCAGACTCTGGGAGGGTGGGAATCGATATTTGTCACCATAGGCTCCACGGTCAAAGACCTTCATGCATGGCAGGATGTGCAGGCAAGGCAGTGGCTGTCTGCTGCGGCGACAATGAACGTCGTCGTCATGAGCGATTCTATTGGCTCAGAAGATATTACTCCGCAGACGCGAACGACAAATCCCACGCCGAATTTTTCGATATCGTCAGGCAGCTTTTCGGTCGCTGTAGCCGATCCCGGGTCGGGCGTGACGGCATTTGACACAGTGTTTTTCAATACGCCGGTTGCTATCGGGAATATATTGCTGAACGGGGCGTATGACATCGCAACAATTCTCAGTACCGGGTCGTATACGATCCTGTCCAGCGTTGCGGCATCTACAACGATTGCCAGCAGCGGAAAGCTGCCGCTATTCACAACTTCGTCGGGGACGCCCACCATAATTGTGGACCTTCCCAACAACAATTTTCCGTCAATTCTCGGCCTGCAACAGACATTCAGGACTCCGACGACGGTCGATGGGCAGACGGTATTCGGCCCATACAACGTGACCTCAATTATAGACAGCACGCGATTTACGATTACGTCGAATGTCCTCTCCAGCGGCTCAACGTCTGCGACGATGAACTCATCGCTGGCACAGCTGGTTTACTACATAACACTTGGTCCGCAGGCTGGCGGCTCCGGGTTTGGCGCTGGCGGGTTTGGCAGTGGCGGGTTCGGCACTGGTTCGCCAATTGTCGGTACGCCCGGTACGCCGATCACGGCGGATGACTGGAGTCAGGACAATTGGGGTGAAATTCTGCTGGCCTGCCCTCTCAATGGTCCGATCTATCAATGGTCGCCAGAGAGCGGCTTCTTCACGATGCAGGTTATCAGCGAGGCCCCGTTCTTCAACGGCGGCATCTTCATCTCGCAGCCGCAACAAATTCTGGTGGCTTGGCGATCCACTCAGGATTCCGGAACGCAAGACAATCTGATCGTGCGCTGGAGCAATTCCGGGGACTTTACCGACTGGGCGGCGACGACTTCAAATACGGCAGGCAGCTTCCGATTTTCGACCGGCTCGATCATTGTTGGGGGATTACAGGCGCCCACCCGTGGTGTGCTGTGGACCGATATTGAAGCATGGATCATGCAGTATGTCGGGGGCGACGTTATTTTCAATTTTACCAAGGTTGGTTCCGGGTGCGGCCTCATTGGCCAGCATGCCTGCGGCATTATTGCCGGTGACGTGTTCTGGATGGGAAAGAGTAACTTCTTCAAACTTGGCGATAACGGCGTCACGCCACTCCCATGCAGCGTCTGGGACTTTGTGTTTCAGAACATCAACACGGCGCAATACGACAAGGTGCGCTGCGCACCAAACAGCGCTTTCAATGAAATTGCATGGTTCTTCCCGTCGCCGAACTCAACCGAGAACGATTCCTATGTAAAACTCAACATTACAGAAGGAGAATGGGACTTCGGGCAGCTGGCCCGGACGGCTTGGACCGATGTTTCCGTGCTGGGCAACCCCATCGGGGCCGATCCGCTTGGCTCTCTGTGGCAACACGAGGAAGGCGAAAGTCAGGTTGGTACCTCGATTACGTCGTTCCGCAGCGGCTGGTGGGCAATCGCGGAGGGGCAAGACCTTGTCTTTGTCGATTTCATCATTCCGGACTTCAAGTGGAGTCTCTACTCCGGAACGGAAAATGCAGAGATCAACATCACGTTTTTTGCGGTGGATTATCCCGGGGATACGCCACGGACTTATGGTCCGTATACGGTCACCCGGGCGACGGAGTTTGTCTCTCCGAGGATACGCGGGCGGCTCATGTCTGTCTTTATACAAAGCAATAACAGTGTCTTTTGGCGCATCGGCCAGATACGTTATCGCTTCGCATCATCGGGGCGGCGCTAATGGCAGGGTTAAACGACATATGGTCGGTTCTGCAAAACGGGGTCATCGCTCTGGGAGAATTGCGGGCGCAGATAGCCATCAATTTTCCGCCCGTTACCAGTCC